CGAAAGGGTCGGTTCCGACCAGACAGATCGCCTCCTTTAAAGCTATTTTCATCTCGACGAAAGAACCTTCCGATAATTCCTCTGCCAGACTCTCGTTCCCGCACAAAAGACAGGAAAGACCTTTTAGTATGTGTTCTGTTGCGTCCGGCATTTCCCCGAGAGCGTCCAATATGCTTTCTCCCTGAATGTCTATTGCCGCGAAGTGCCGAATCGCTTGGCACAATCTTTTGATAGTCGGCGGATAAAGGGTGTACGCTTTCGAGCCCATTGTGATGGTCACATAACTTGCTCCGATAAGAGATTCGGAAACTATTTTTGCTGCTTCGTTTTTCATGGTCGTTAATGAAATAAAAGGGTAAGGGAATCCCTGACTCCTTTACCCTTTTTCTGGTTCATAATGAATGATTACTTGCTGCTCAGATTGCTGAGTGATGACGCTTCAACAACCACCGAAGAATCGAACCAATATTCCGAGGATACGTCAGAATTATCCGGTTCCAACGCCGTTGCCGATACGGCCAAGCCGATTGCTCCATCTGTGTTGGCCTCACGGGTGATAGAGGTCGCTTTAGGGAATACGACGTACTGATTGTCTTCGGTCAGGGCGATCATGCACTTGTAGATGTCTACGACACCTCTTTCGCGCTTCCATCCTTTGTCGGTATTGATGAGCGTACCGCCCATCAGGTCCTTTTTCGTAGCATAGTCATATTGTCCGATCGTGAACGACATGACTAAATCGCCCATCTCTTTTGTCTGACGATAGTTGCTGCCTGTAATCTGATTTTTGTACGATGTTACGGACGGCTCAGCTTCTTCGATTGACCATGTGTCCTGATGAACGTTTTTGACCTCCTTTGCTGTTCTGAGGATGGTCGCAAGAATGGCGCCGGTCAGATCGGCGGTAACAGCCGTAGTCTCAGCATACCAAAGCTGCTTAATGTCGACAGCAGAAAATGTTGTTGCCATAGTTTTAATAGTTTACGTTTAACATTTCAAATAATAATCTTACGTTTACAAAGTGACACTTAAGGGCTTCATCCTTTTCTTGGCTCGTCCCGTCCTCCATGTATCGGCAGACGGAACCGTCAAAGCGAAAGGTTTTCTTCATGCGTTTGAACATTCGCTCGATCTCGGTCAAGCGCCTTGTATTGGCCATACCGTACAGATCGGGCACGCAGATGTTCAAATGAGCATATGAGCTTTCCCAATAAGTTCCGGGCGACAATTCTCCGCAGCGAATAATTATTCTTTCGTCAGTTATCTCGCCGTCGGGGAATGTGTCTTGCAGATATGTCTTGAACCCGTATTTCTTCAGGTCTTCTGACAAAATGCTTTTTATGTCTCCCGTCGTTATCATGCTGCAATCATTTGCCTTACCTGTATTTCTGCACTATCCAGCACATCGAATCCTTTTGCGTTGACAAAGCTCGCATAGTCCATTCCTGCAACTACGACCAATGTGATTCCTTTCGGGTATTCGGCGGCTATGGCCCGCGCGAAGTCCATTCCCGTCTGGCTACCTTCCGAACCGTCACCTGAGCGGCCCTTTGCCCAGAAAACAACTGACTTTCCTCGTTTGGTCGTAAAGTCCACCTTCTGCATGTTTTCTCCGCGTCCGGTCACCTGCTTGAATCCGCCTTCACGGACCACCCGACCATTATAGGAGACTATGTAGCCGATGGAACTTCTCAGATTACCCGTGATGTTTTGGTATCGGCCTCGACTTACGGCTGTCGCCGTAGCTTCCTCTCCGAATTCTACCATCCGAGATATTATCTCGTTGATAAATTCATTGATGATACCGTCGATATCCGAAAAGTCATAGGTCACATCCATACTTCCGAGTAACCCAAGTAGTTGCATGAGGAAGGTTGATATACCTGTCCTTCGCCTCTGATTGACCCGTCGTCATTGAGGCATCGTGCGTAAACACCGGCTTCGATTCTTTCGCCTTCGTATACCACATGGTAGTTAGGGCGATAGACGTGGCCATTCTCCGAAATGAATTCTTTAGTAGTCTTGTCATCGCACCTGCACCTCGCTATAGTCTTCCATTCCGGCGTGCCAGATACGGAAGGATTGCCCGATTCGTCATACTGTATAACCGGGTCTATTCTGATTTGCAGGATGTGCGGTGAGTAATACATTACCAAAGGTCAGACATATCGGTTATCGTGCTTATCCCCGCAGCTCCGGCATCCGGCTCGATTCCATTCTTTTTGCACATGAACAGGTAATAATCTTTCAGTGCATCGAAATCCCACGAGACGGAGAAACCGTTTTCCGATACCGATTGGGGGCGGAGAAAGAGTGACGGGATGAAACGAGTCATAGCGATAGAAACTTCGTTTCTGTTTTCAGACGTCAGTTCATCGTTCGCCTCCATACCGGCATCGGAAAGAATGTCGAGAAGATCAGCCTCCGAAATAGTTCCGAAAGGCTGAAACTTCTGCCTTATGTAGTCACTTACCGTCACGATTCTACGGTCAGAGAGTAAATTCCGTTGATCTCCGTGATCACCGGAAGCGAAATAGATTGCGCTTTCGTGAATTCTACGCCGTTCGAGCCCTGCGTTTCACCTACGCCCCACTGAGAAATGCGGATGCGTCCGTAATTTGAGTAGGTCACTCCCGGTTCCTCACGCAGTTCGTTGTCGGCATAGGCGTTTTTGATAACCCCCAGTTTTCCTGCCGGCACGAAAACGAGATTCTTGTCATTCCACGGCTTGTATTCCGCGAGCTTTCCGTTATCCTGAATACGAGTCATGCGACGGATAACCTCGAATGTCGGGAATCCGTTCGAACGCATGAACTCGTTCAGATTGGCGAGCAACAACGGCGTGGACGACTTGTCGGACCCGAATACGGCCGACTTCATTTTCTTGTTTCTCAGGATGAAAGAGAGCCGGCTTTGTGACAACAGGATTTTGTCGAATACGACTTTATCCTGAGCAGCGTCGAGAACGGCCTGAATATCTTCCAGCGTGTCGACAGAGTCTTTGTTCGAGTCTTTCCATTCCGTCGTCGCAGTTGCGATATTCTCGTCGGGCATTTTGTAGTCGATGCTCCCGCGCACGCCACCCTCGGGGTTATTGTTTTTGTCGAAAGTGAAAATACCCTTGTTGGAGAGGGCTCCGAGAAAAATGATGTCGAGCTTCGCCTGTACGGAATTGACGACCTTTGTCACGTTACCCCACATCAGGTCGATGAGTTGACGCTTTTTAACTTGGTCCGAAACCATGCGGGAATCCAGAATCTGGAGTACCTTTCTGTATTCCTCGATGGGCATGGGGTAGGACATTTGGTGCGTCAGGACCTTCTCTCTCAGGGTCTCCAGTCCTTCGGTCCCCATAACGGGCTCCTTGCCGTGAGAATCCAGTGTTGCGGCGGCGACACTCAGATTGTAGGAACCTATCAGTTCCTCGAAATTGAAACCGATTGTAGGAGTGTCCCAATCGAGGTACTGGTCGTAAACGGTCTGATCGAACAGGCGCTTACGCAGCTCAGAAGCTGTGTCTATGCGAATCTGCACCTCTTTGGTGAGCTCGTTGAAAATAGAAGAATAGGTAGCTTCGTTCATTGTTTTTCGCTTTTACTGCCTGATATACTTGATTTCGTGGTTGTTTTTGAGTGAATATCCCTCCAGCCATGCCTCCGGTACGGGATAGGCTACATCTTTGAGAATGCGTGCACCGTAGGCGGCCGACACGACTGGAAATCCGTGTTTCGTCGTGTATTCTTTCGTCGTCTCGATGACCGCATCCGGCAGATCGTCGTCTGACAGAAGCGTTGCGCCTTGCGTTGCTCCGGTAACGGCCGCTGCGAACGTCAGCACATCGTAATCAGCGTTCGTAGTGTCGATACTTTTGATCGTCGAGTTGGATTCGCCGATTTTAACGGTGTCGCCTACCTGAAACATGGAGCCTTTGACGACACGAGGAGCGGATGTGGTCCCTCCCGTAACGACGAGTGCGCTTTTGCAGATTTTACACTCCATGTTAGCGAAGTCGAGCTTGATGGGAGTACCCTCTTTGAGGAGTGTCCCCTCCGGGTATGTGCCTTTGAGTGTGAAATCACAGGGGAGTGCTTCACGGTTGCCACGCCAGAATACAGGGAACCCGCCCTTGTACTTGGTCCTTTTGAATTCGATAGCCATGTTTTTTTGTGTGTTTAGTTTTTGTCCGGCAGATTTGCGGCCCACGCCTTAGCCTCTTCTTTACTCTGAGATTCCGACGTGGAGAGAGGAAATGCCGATTCTTTCCCCTCGAGTCCGGCGGCGATGAATCTTGACTGGATTGACGAGAATCTGTCTTTGATTTCCGAGGCATCGGGTGCTTCCTTGTTCATCGCAGTTGCAAGCCCCAAAAGATCGTTCAGCATCTTGTCGCTGACATTCGCCGCTTTTGCCGCAGACCGGAATAAATCTTCACGCTCGGCCCGAACCTTTTCGGCTTTCAGAGCTTCGCTTTCGCTCTTGATGGTTGCGTAGCGCTCCTCCTGTTCTTGCTTGTAGCGTGTGAACCATTCCGGTTCTTTGTCGAGTTCGTTTTTCTCATTCTGCCCGCCCTCGTTGGCAGATGATGCCTCGGCTTTTTTCTTCAGCTCATCGTACTGACCCTTCAGAGTGCCATATTCGGTGCGTGCCCTGTCAAAGTCGGATTGAAAAACTTTCAGAATAGACTCGATCCCGCCGACAGCGGTTTCGATCTGCGATTCATCGGTGACGGATTTTTCGATACTCGAGGCGATCCCGTCCAGAACCTTTGAGCTGAACCCCAGATTGGAGTATTTGGTTTTCAGCGCTGTTAGAATTTTTTCTTTCATATTTTGTGTTTTTAAATGAAAAAAGCGCCAATTCCCCGAGAAGGGATATTGGCGCTCTGTGGCACTCTTCTGTCGTATGTTAAGCCCTATACATCGATAAATGTCCGCATTTAGGGCATTTTATTTGAGCTATTCCTTGCATTTCCGCGAGTTTCCGCCCGCATTTTTCGCATCGTACTTCACGCAATATTGGCCGTGCTTTGAATCCTAAAAAAGGAAAAGCAACCTTTGCTGTGTGAGTTGGTACTTTCATGGACCAAAATTGGAAACACTCTGCACATTATGCAAACCCTTTCATTGTTTTAAGTCATTAAAACCTCTGATTTTTTCAACTTCCTCATCCGGCTTATCCGCAAGACCGAGCATCTCGACCGCCTTTTCCAGTGAAATGACGCCATCCTGATATGCTTTGCCTATTGCGGACCATTTGTTCTGCACGTCTTCCTCAAACGGTTCGGCGAATTCATGTTCGATTTTGAGGCTTGCCAGTTGATCTCTCATATGAATGTGAGTGACATTCATCATGATCGCAAGAATCAGGTTCTTCTCTCTATCTACAAGCTCGTCATAGATTTCTTTACGGTTATCTCGTTTGATGTAGCCGAGCACCATAGCGCGCTTTATCGCATCTCCACTCAGGGTCCCCAGACCTACCATTTTCTCCGGAGAGAATTCAGGGGTGAAAGTGTCGAACAGAATAGACTCTTTCAGGTCGTCTTTTTCTTGTTGCCGAGTTTCGGAAGACACGGGAGGTTCGATATATTCGAACTTCGACTTATCATCGGACAGTTGGACAACCTTGCCCGGATCTCCTTGTTTGGGTAGGCTTTTTATAACATCGGCAGTAGCGGCTGCTATAGGATCGGCGAAGTAATTATTTACGTCGGCCGTTTTTGAATCGATATTTTCTTCTCTATCTATACGAGGCTGAAGTCCGGACCATGCCGTTTCCTGAGGGTAGTAGATGATGTTTATCTTGCCCGATGGATTGACAACAGGCGTAACATCCCAACCGATCTTTGCCTTTCGCGCACGATAAACGAATGTCGGCGTATGGATGTCGAAATGTTCTACAGTGTTCGAGCCTTCTTTCAGATAATACCCATAGCCGAAGGCCAATAGACTTCCGTACTGGTCGAACATCGGGCGAAGTGTATAACCTTTCGATTTCGAAAGAACGACAATTTTTACAGCAGGAAGACCTTCTTCATTGCGGTAAATATGATATAGTTTGGCTGATTGAGTCTCGGCTCCGGCCAGCCGTTTGGCTTGGCGCATATGGCTATTAAAACGATGGTCTCTTAGGAACTGCATAAAAGCTGCGAATGCTTCGGGATCGCTCGATTCGTCAGACATTCTCCATTTAATCGGATTACCCAACAGGAAAAATAGCTCGACCTCGTTGATATAGCGTTGACGAGTTCTGGGGAGCTTTTCAGTGCGGTAACTTTCCTGCCCTTTACGTACTTTATCAAGGCGTTTCATTACGGCGTGAAACTCGGGATTATATTCACGGATCGCTTTCATAGCTTCCGCATCGTGATTTTCCATGAGCGACATAGCCTGATCGATGTCTCGCGCCGTGATAAGCTCAAGAAGGGATCGCTCAATGCCGAAAGCATTCAGCGTTTTGTTTTGAAAGTACGTGAAAAGCTGATCTATAAATCCCATATTACCATATGTTTAGGTTTTCGAAATCCTCAAGCTGCATTTGTGGCTCCCTTTTCTCAAAGCAACCCGTTAGCGCGTCCGGAGCATCGTCGTTAGCATTCCGACCTTCCTTCATATATCCCATAACCGCCCGATAAAATTCCGGCCATTTTTTATCCCACCCCGACGGGAAAAAGGTCATATTGTTCACGTCAGCCGATTTCGAGAATATTCTAACCTGTTTATTATCAGTCTGGGCAAACCATGAAATCCGGGTTTTGGTATTGCCCATCAATCGGCATTGTTTTTCCACGTTGCGAGCAAAGCCCCGTCCTCCGTTGTTACTTTCGATAAAGGCTTCTTCGGTCTGTTGTCTCGACAACATCTCGGCCGTCGCAGGCTCGGTATACTCCATCGGTTTTTTTGTATAGAGCACATCGGTGACGTAGTTGCCTTCGGGCTGTTCTACATAACAAATTGCACATAAATAGTCATCGCCCGTGTCTGCCGTGTCAACGTAGGCTTTGCGTGTCGATTCGATCGCGTAAGGAATGATATCGTAGGTCTTGAACTCCCGATACATCATGCCTTCCAACGGCTTCGGATTCTGCATGTATTGTGTCTCGAACGTGAAAGGATCGGATTCTCGGTATCGCCGTAGCTTTTCGAGAGGGAATCGGTCTTCCCATAAAGCTCGCTCCGTGTTCGTCCCTTCGTCGACTATTGCCGGAAATCTGACTACATCCCATTCGCCGCCTTCATCGATTGTACCTTCTCTTTTTATTAGATAGCCGCAGAAATCATCCTCGGCAAGTCTTTGAGCAGTGACGATGACCGGCGTATGTGTGTCGTTTAGCCGGTTTTTGAACGTAGATGTCCATAATTCTCCAATCCGCTCCTTGATAGTGTTGGAAAAACTATCCTGAGCTTTCATCGGGTCATCAATGAGCATGGCTCCGCTGAATTTCTTTGCTCCCAGTTTACCACATCCGAAACCAGTAATCTGTCCCATGAATGGCGCTGCATACATGATGCCGCCTCGGGAAGTGGAAATGCTCCCTTTAGCATTATTCGATAGTTTGACCTGAGGGAAAAAAGCCCGATAATTTGGATCCGCCATAAGCCTGCGAACGTTGGTAACGTTGCGAGTGATAAGCTGGTCGCTACTCGACAGGTGCATGAATTCCGCATTAGGATTGATAGCAAATCCTAACGCGGAAAACGATACGACTGCTAACTCTGTCTTTGAATGGCGCGGGGGAATGTTAAACATTACCCGGTTGGTTGGGTGCTCGCCTCGGAGAACCTGATCGAGCTTGCGACAAATGATTCGATGGTGAGGAGATATTCGGAACGGCTGTCTGTTTACGGCTTCGAACATAACAGCCGTAAATGTCAAACTACCTTCTTTCAGCAGAAGATCGCCGATTGCTGAATAATCATTCATTGTTTTTCCCCTCCTGAATCAGTTGGAACAGGCGCTCTACGTTAAAAGTAGGCTGTGGAATATCATTGCCTTTGCTATCTGTATTAGCTATTTTTTCCGGTGCGTTATAACCAAGCATACTCACAATACTGTCCAGCGCCTTTTGCTTGTCGTAGCACGTAATTTTTACCTGTTCGTCAATCACCTCGTCGCCCATCGGAGTGGTACGCTTGGTCTGTTTTGTTTCGACGGACCGAATACATGCCTTTTCGTCATCGGTAAGGCTTTCGAACTCTTTAAGCGACATCCATCCATTACGAATGCGGGTTGCATCGGAGAAGGCGATTTTTTGGTGCTCCCGAATGATTTGCAAAGCCGTAATGCCGGATGCTTCGGCAAGGTGGCTTTTGAGATATTCCAGCCTTTGTGCAACCTTTGTGTCCGCAAGAAGCTGCGATGCGTTACACCAAACAGAATTATCACTCATTTTCGAGCAATCGTAAGCATAACGATATGCCTCGGAGGCGTTACCGCATTCGAGGTACTTATTGC